CCGAAGTCGATTAGAATCACGCCGAAGTCGTATTCGTCAGGCGGCTTAAACGTGACCGCTTCGATTTCGGGGACAACCGCGCGGAGTGCGACTTCGACTTCGCTCAGGGCGAACATCCCTTCAGGCGGTTCGTTCATGCGGCGGTAGGTCGTGACGATGCGCCCCATCTTTTCGAGGTCGAACATCCAGCGTCGAACGCGCATTCGGTCGTCGTTCCAGTCGAAGTCGCCGTGATCGTCCCCGAACAGGACGATCACGCGGGTGTTATCCGGTAGACCCTTGAGCGTATCTTCCCGGTGGACGTAGCGCCAGCGCATCGGCGGGATTTTGTGCTTCGAAACGTACCGGAGCGCCAGCGCGTAGTTCGGCGCGAAGATGAATAACACCTGTTCACGGTTCCCCCGTGAAATGTCACTACTATGCGCTACACTCATTTCAGCTTGTCCTTTATTTCTCTCTGTGCCATCTGACGGAGTGCAAGTTCCATAACCGACGACTGGCTGATTCCGAGTGCATCAGACAGTTGACGCATGAGGCGAATCGCTTCGTCTGTGAGCCGAACAGAAGTTGGATTTCTCTTTGGTTTCATGGGGTTAGTGTAGCGCAGAGTAGTTACATTTTCAAGTTTCATTACCTTTTACCGAGGGCGAATCCATGCCGAGCATCCTACAGCGAATTCGAGCAGCCACCCGCGCGTTCGGCGGGGTCTCCAAAGACTCGCCTTATGTCTGGCCGATTTTTCAGGGCGGTCAAGCCTTCTGGCACATGGACAATTTCAAGTCCTATGCGGCGGAGGGCTACGACCTGAACAGCATCATCCACTCTGCCGTGAGTTACAAGGGGCGGACGCTGGCGCAGGGAAAACTCGTCGCCTACGAGGGCGACGTGTCCAATCCGATCAAGCTGGAAGCGAAGCACCCGCTTCAGAAGCTGCTCAGCCGACCGAATCCGTATCAATCATGGATGGAATTTCAGTGGCAGCGCGAAACGTATCTCAACCTGTCGGGGAATTCCTATACGTGGCTGGATCGCCCGAAGCTGGGCGCGCTGCCGACCGCGCTCTGGAACTTGCGGCCTGACCGGGTGTACGTCGTGCCGAACGACCGCCGCTTGATGGGCTACCTCTACGTCCCCGACGACCGGGCGCGTGAGGACGGGATTCCGATGATCCCGGAGGACATGATCCACGTCAAGTTCCCCAACCCGCGTGATCGCTTCGAAGGGTTGGGCTACGGGCTGTCGCCGCTCGCGCCGATGGCGATGTCCGGCGACGTGGATAACGCCGTGACGCGCTACCTGAAAGTGTTCTTTGAGCGCGGCTCCATGCCTCCCGGCGTCCTGAAAACGAACCTCTCGCTGGACAATGACGGCATCGCGGACGCGCGGGCGCGCTGGCAGCAGATTTACGGCGGCGTGGACAACTGGACGGACATCGCCGTTCTGGACAAAGACCTCTCGTATGAGCGCGTCGGCCTGACCTTCGCCGAGATGGGCTTCGGGGAACTGGACAGCCGGAACGTCACCCGTATGTTGGGGCCGTTCGGCGTTCCCGCGATCCTGATCGGCGCGCGCGTCGGCAGCGGGCGTCAGTCGCTCAACGGCAACGAGGACGAGGCGGCGCGGCGCGCCTGCTGGCAGGACACGCTCGCGCCGGAGCAAATGCTGTTCCACTCCGACGACGAGTATTACCTCGGCCTGCCGGATGAGGAGATTTTCGTCCAGTACGACAACTCCGCTGTCCCCGCGTTGCAGGAGGATCGGGTTGCGCTGATCGCGGGCTGGTCACAACTGGTAGACCGGGGCGTTCCGATCAATCAGGCGTTTTCAATTGTCGGCATCAAGACCGAGAGTGTTCCGGGCGGCGACGTGGCCTACCGGAGTTCGACGATGGTCGCAAGCGGCATGGAAACAGAAACACCTCAGACCAATGACGGCGCGCCCGCCGCTGATGACGAAACCCGTGAGATGGGACGCATTATCCCGGCAGCGGATCGGCTGGCACGGGCGGCGGAGCGGGTCGGGCTGCCAGACGGTAAAAAAAAACGGGCGCGCGGCTGACGTGGGATGAAGCCGACAAGCGGCGCATCGCCAAAGCCGCCGACGCGCTGGCGCAGCGGCACGAGACGAAGTTCGCCGACGCCGCGCGCGTTCAGTTCGAGGTCGATAAGCGCGCCGTGTTCGACCTCCTGAACGTCGTCAAGGCGAAGGCTCGCTTGCAGAAGGCGACGATCCAGTGGGACAGCGCCATCACCGACGTGAACAGTTACTTCGACAAGACAGCGAACCCGGCGTGGGCGGACGCTTTCGCGCCGATCATGAAAGGCGTCGTGGAGGACGCGGCGGGACACTGGACGACGGAAACAGGCGTTCAGGCGGGAACGGCTTTCAACGTTCATAACCTTGAGGCGGAAAACTGGTTTAACACGGCGGCGCTCCAATTCGCCACGCCGATCAATCAGACGAGCAAGGACGAGATCGCCGGGCTGCTGCAACAGGGGGAAATGGAAGGCTGGACGATCAGCAAGATGCAGTCCACCATGACCGACCTGTTCACCCAATGGACGAACGGAACGGGGGACGCAGCGACCTTCGCCGGGGAACGTCTGCCGCCGTACCGAACCGAGATGATCGCCCGAACCGTGTCGATGCAGAGCTACAACGCCGGGAGCAGCGAACTCTACAAACAGGCGGGCGTCGAGCAGCAGGAGTGGGTCGCGACCAACGACAACCGGACGCGCGAAAGTCACGCGGCGGCGAACGGTCAGGTCGTGGATATGGACACGCCGTTCGACGTGGGCGGGTCGCAGCTTCTGTTCCCCGGCGACGACAGCCTCGGCGCGGACGCGGGCGAGATCGTCAACTGCCGCTGCACGACGGTTCCGATCATCCCCGAAGGCGGGCTGAACACGGGTGATGAAAGCGACTACGCCGAGCCGGAGGAAGCGGTCACGTCGCCGATCAACGCCAAGACGCCGGATGAGTGGACAAGCATCGCCGACGCGAAAGCGTGGATGAAGGAAGCGCACCCCGGACTGGAATTCCACTGGAGCAATAACGCCAATCTCGATATGACGCGCCGTTCGATTGAACAGTTTGAACTTCTCTCGAATAAATACCCGGAAGTGACCGCCGATATGGACACTTTCAGGACAATTTCCCGAAGGTTGGCGGAACAGGATTATCCGGGAATGTCGTCCGGCGCTGCCGCCTACTACGATCCAAATTATTCCAAGCACGGACGCGGGCTTTACATCATCGACGATCAACTCCGAAGCGAACAGTACCAGACGCCGGGCTACGGCGGCTGGCTGGTACAGGACACCACAAAGAGCGAAGGATTGGTGACTCATGAATTCGGTCACGGCCTCCACTTCTATCTGATGGATCAGTCGGGTCAGTATTTCGAGGACGGCTACGCTGCCGATGGATTCGGAAGCGTTTCACAGACAGCGCGGGCGTGGGGACTGAACACGATCCTGAGCGATCCGACGCAGCTTTCCAAGTACGGAATGTCCAATCAGTTCGAGAATTTCGCTGAAACATTCGAGGCGTATGAGATGATCCCGGAAAGCCAGTGGAGCAATCACACGCAGCAGTTTGCGAACCTCATGGAACTTATCTCCGACCCGGACGACTGGAACACGGCGGCGCGGGCGATTGCCAGACTTCCCGCCGCTGAGCAGCAGGCGATTATTGACCGAATCGACATCGACCGCGCAGCGGTAGGACTTTAGCGATGACAACCTTTAATCAATCGTTCCTCTGCGTCTGGTGCATTCACCTGCACCGGGACGTGTACGAGATCATCCCAACCTGCGAGGCGTTCCCGAACGGAATCCCTGCGCAGATCATCGACAGCGAAGCCGATCATCGGCACACCTACCCCAATGACAACGGGATTCAGTTCGTCAAAACCCCGGCGATTGAGGATGAGCCGCCGTTCGAGGAGATGTTTGGAAAAGGCGCGGTCGCGGATAATTCAGACGCCGACACTGAATCGTAGACCGATGGCTAGACCGATTGAATCAGGTCGGGTTTATCTTCCCATTTTTCTTTCGCTGGCGAAACAGGTAACCGCGTCCGCGATGAAACGAAAACGATGCAGTGGGGCTTGCAGCGCGTTGCAGGACGAAGCGTAGAAAGGGTGAATGATGGACGAGGAACTGCGGCCTGTGGGAACGCTGGTCGATGAGGAAGTCACGGAAGCGAACGGACAGCGGGTTCGGCGGCACTGTCGGATCATCGGTCACGTCCCCGGCGCGGACGGGAAGCTGGTCGAAGCGATGATCGTTCTGAGTCGGGAAATTCTGCCGCATGACCGACCGGGGCCAACGGTTCTGAAGTAACAACCAACAGGGAGAAAAGCAATGCCGAAAGTACGGGAACACATCAAGAAGGCTGCGGTCGGCTACGTGGTGAACACCGATCAGGCCGAGGGCATCGTCGAGGCCATCGTCAACGTGTTCGGGATCATCGACACGCAGAAGGACATCATCCATCCCGGCGCGTACAAGAAGTCGCTCAACGAGCGGGGGAACCAGATTCGCGTCAAGGTGCTGGACAACCATCAGGCGAACAGCGTCGTCAATATCGTGGCGAAGGCGCTGGACATCCATGAGGTGAACCGGGCGCAGCTACCGGAAGAAGTCCGGTCGCAGTGGCCGGACGCGACGGGCGGGCTGTACGCCAAGATGCAGTTCATGTTGGACGACCCGACGAGCCTCGCCGTGTTCAAGCGGATCGACTTCGGCGCATCCAACGAGTACAGCATCGGTCTGGAAATTGTCGATCAGGACTTCTCGGTGATCAAGACGGACGAAGGGAACCAGCGCGTTCGGAACATCCGGCAACTGGCGCTGTTCGACGTGTCTCCGGTCATTTGGGGGGCGAACGAGGCGACCGCGACGACGGCGGTGAAGGGCGTCACCAAGTTTGAAGACCTGCCGCTGGCGGCGCGCGGGCGGCTATGGGAAGCGTCGGCAGCCGATCAACGGGTACGCGCGTGGGCGGGCGCGGAGGACGCGCCGAACGACCAGTACGCGAAGGCGTTCTTCTGGAACGACCCGGAAGGCGATGATAAGTTTTCCGGGTTTAAGTTGGGATTCGCGGACATCATCGACGGAACCTTGACCGCGATCCCGCGCGGGATTTTCGCGGTCGCCGGAGTTCTGAACGGAGCGCGCGGCGGGGTGGATATTCCCGACGCCGACCAGACCGCAGTCAAGGCGGCGGTGAGCAAGTATTACGACAAGATGGCGAAAGAATTCGACGATGATTCCATCGTCGTTCCTTGGCAGGTTGAAGATGTGGAGGGTAAGGATATGGGAAGCACCAGCGGCGCGACAGGCGGGTTCAACGAGCCGGGAGATGATCCGAGCGCGGCAGAGCGCGGCAAGCGGGAAGCGGCAGTACAGGAACGGCTGCGCAAGGCGTTGGCGAAGAAGCGCCAGAGCAAGAACGACGACGAGGCGCAAACGCTCGGTTCGTGGTTCATGGGCGCGATGCTGACGATGACCAACGACTGTGCTGAGGACTTGCTCAGCGACGGCTGCATCGATCTCGCGGGTTACAAGAGCGTGAGTGATGCGCTCATGGCGGCGCTGGTCGCGTTCCAGTCGGCGCTCCCGCCTGAACTGGCGATGATGGCCTACCCGCACGATGATTACGACGACTGGTTCTCGTGGTTCAGTCGGGACGTCCCGGAAGCGAAGTCCGACGCGCCCGTGAGCGGAAAGCCGTTGACGACCGCGAAGGAAGGGCGTAAGCTCAGCACGGCGACAAAAGACAAGCTGAACAGCATTCACAAGTCGGTCAACGGCGCGGCGGCAGACCTCCGGCAGTTGATCGACGACACCGATTTGCAGGACTCCGCATTCGAGAACGCCGACGATGAAGGCGAAGAAAAGCGCAAGGCCGAGCCGGACACCCGTCCACTCACCTTCGATGCAGCCGACATGAACCGACGCCTCGAAGCGTTATCGACCGTTCAATACCAATAACCTAGACGAAAGAAG